CGTACAGCAGCGCCTTGTGGGTATGTATTAGTAGTTCCGTTGGGGAGGGTTGAAATCAAACCCGAATGGACCTCTCGGTTTGGTTTCTCGCTGTGGGGTAGCCACCCTGACAGTATCTGAGGTCCCAAGTGACTGGATAGGCCGGTAAAAGGTTCTGTCTGGACGCGTGTCGCCCCGCCGTTATGTGCAGCGTGTTTGGTTCGCTGGAAAGCGTACAGCAGCGCCTTGTGGGTATGTATTAGTAGTTCCGTTGGGGAGGGTTCCGTTGATCCAACTTCTACGAATACTTCACGTGAAAACTTGTGATCAACTTAAGCCATGGCGTCAGCCGAACAGTTTACCAATCAGGCTTTGGGTTCCTTGACCGGGGCCCTAGCCGGTGATGCTACCGGTCTAATCCCTAATGATCAGACGTACCGCAGGTACAGAGCTGGTCTGTCAATTGGCGTGTACGAGCATGGCTCGTTGTCGTACAAGCGACGTTCTGTCTTCTACGAGGTCGGACGCCGCTTCAGCCGGCTCCGAGATGCGCTCGCCTACACGCACGGTGGAGACGATCCGCCAATGTCAATCGACGCCAGTATCCCGATTAATCCTGCCCAGGCTGCGAATTTCGAGGGGTATGCACGGCGTTACAGCAACTTCGCACCTACCTGGGAGACGATGGACCTATGCGGTATCGTCGAACGGCTTGCTAAAGGGGTCGCTGCCCAATCGGTTTTCGGCGGAGTGTCCTCGATCCACCTTCGTGGGGGACAGGACTTGCGTGTTGTAGCCCTCGGCACCCTCGATTCACCTCAGACGGCTTCAACATCATCGGTCTTCATTCCTCGGACTGTAGACACGACGGGTGACCCACATGTTTTCGCTGTCCTAGTAGGTGCGGCTAATGGTGAGGGTGCCAGCGTCACGACCGATGTCCTAAGGCTCAACCCACTCACCAACGAACCGATCGTTCCGGCAGTCACTGGCCCCCCGTTCGCATCTGCATGCGTTGAAGCACTGAGGATACTGGGGGCTAACTTTGAAGAAAGTGGTGCCGGGGACCTGTTCTCATATGCGGTCACGAGGGGCATCCACAGTGTGGTGTCGGTCGTGTCGCACACTGACGAGGGGGGTTGGTTCCGCCGCGCCCTTCGTGCGTGTACTTTCCGCGTTCCGTATGGTGGAATAAACATGTCTCTTAGCCAGTACCCTGCCCTGCCCCCGCTTGCGGGGCACCACGCTAGTGCCGCGTCTGCATGGGTCGATGCAGTCGCACTGAAGACAGCGGCACTTGTAGCTCACTGTGACCCCTGTGTCCCGGCGACTGGTGGGTGGTACCCAACAGTTTTCACCTCGAATACAGGTACTGTCTCCCCGCCTGGTACAGAAGAAGCGGAGCCTACCGATAATGATGCGTTAGCTATCGGACGGCAGATCAAGGGGGACTCCGCCCGCTTCGCACCACTGTACATGCGTGGGTTGAATCTTCTATTTGGGCGGACTTCGAACAGCGGTGTCGCCGAGATGCATTACCATGCCGCGCTCGGTCACGCTTTGTACGATACGGCCGATCGCCACCTCAAGCACAAGACCGTGGCGCCCTACTTCTTCATTGAGCCGACAAGTCTGATCCCCGCAGGCTTGCTAGGTAGCACGGCGGAAGCGGCAGGATTTGCCGCTCTGACCACACCGGGAGAGGAAAAGTCACTCTGTTACTTTGAGCGGGTCAAGGAGCTGGACCGAGGCAGAAATGCCAATTTTTCAACGGTCGCTTTCAAGATGCGAACTGCGCGGACGTCAGGACTAGTCGCAGCATATGCAGGCACGCCAGCAGATCTCGCCGCCCTCAAACTCTACCAGTTTGACGAGGATAGTGTCATCCTGGCAGGCGATCAGGGACCGACTGCTGGCGATGTTCCTACTAAACATGCAGCGGCAGACCCTATATCATCGTACCTCTGGACTCGAGGCCAGTCAGCGATCCCAGCACCGGCAGAGTTCATCAACACAAACGGCAGTTACGTTGGGAAGTACAAGACAGTCAATTGGGACGACGACTTCAACGCTACTATAGGAGACCTTCCGGAAGTGTGGGAGATGGAAAACCATGATACTCTATGGCGTGTGACCGTCCCCACCGCAATG